CCGAGCTCGACTCGACAACAGATAAATTCGAAACTTTAGCGGCTGAAATTGATCGCATGGGAGATGCCTTAGCTTCTGAAAAAGTTCGTTTATTAGATAAAGTTGTATTGTTAGGCAATGCGGCAAATTCTGCAAATATTAAACAATTAGTAGATGAGCTTACAATGCTACAAGCCTCTGCCGCAGGTACTGATGCAAAGACACAAGCAACAACAGCAGCATTCAACAATTTATTAGATGAAATATCTGATCTCTCTCCTGAGTTGGGAAGATTAGCAAAAGAATATGCAAAAGGAGGAAAGGGCCAAGAGGAAGCTGGTAAAAAATTAAAAAACTATACAGAAAGACTAATTGAATCAGGCCAAGCAGTAAAACAACTACCAGCAGCAACAGAGGCAGTAACTCGCGAAATTAATAAACTTGCAGAAGCTACTAAAGAGGTAACTTCATTGTCCGCTCTCGGCAGAGCAACTCAAGAACAAGCTACTAAAAGTGCAGCTCAAGTTTCAGGCGCTGAGACAGCTTTAGAAATACAAAGAGAAAGTCTAGAATTAGACAAAGAACAAGCTGAGGTTTTACGAAAAAAAGTAAAAGTAGCTGGAGGGGGTCGAAGAGGGATACGAGACGGTCGAGTAGCAAGAACCGAACTTGCAGCCTTGGAAAAAACAATTCAAACACGAGAAGCAGCAATTAAACAAGGCGAAAATGAATTAGACGTATACCGAGAAGCAAACCAAGAAAAACAGGCCTTCAATACTTTAATTCAAACTGCAATCGACAGCGAAAAAGAGGCATTTGATGCTGCAAATGCTAAACAGCAAAAATCAAATGAACTAAGGAATGCGGGCTTAACTTTACAAGGAAAATTAGATAATATTTCTTCAGGTATACTCGCAACAGAAGTAAAAAGAGATAAACTGTTGGCTGCCCAAAACATAACTAAAAAAGCTATAGAACTAGCAGAAAATAGCAGTTTAGCTTCAGCAAAAGAAGCAATACCAAATCTGCGTCAACAGCTAGAAGTAGATAAACTTGCAACTTCAGAGGCAGAGAGACAATTAAAAATTGAACAAGACAAAGCTGCTTTACAACGAGCACTCTTGCCTATTCAAGAAAAGCAGTTTGCACTGGGTGCCGATATAGCAGTACTCAATGCACAACAACAAATTAATAAGCAGCTTCAAGATGAAATAAGGGCGCGAAAGCAAATCTTAGATATTGTACTAAATCAAGAAAAGGCATCTTTTGAATTAGAAGCAAGAGTAAAAAAGCAAGAAAATCCATTCTTTAACGAAGAAAGATTTTTAGCAGAAAAAAATCTTGCATTCGCACAAAAAATGGCAGTAGAAAAAGGAAAAATTCTTGATCGAGAAAAAGACGCACAGCTTGCTGCCATTGATTTAGAAGAACAGCAATTAAAGTTTCAACGAGAAGGAGTAGCACTTCAGCTAGACCTGTTGGCAAAGCAAATAGAATTTGCTAATGCAAATGGTGAATATGACGATTTACTAGGAAGAGTAAATGCTCAAATAAAAGACACTAGAGAGTCTGCTGGCGATGTTTCACTAGACTTTAAAAGAGACTTAGTTGAAGCAAAGTTTGCAGCAGAAAAAACTAATTTAAAAAATGCAATAACAGATGCAGAACTGACTGTAAAAGCATTAGATCCTTTACAACAAGTAATGGAAGCATCTGCGGACGCATTTAGAAATGGGCTTACTGATGGTATAAACGGAGCTTTCACTGCTTTGGTAGACGGTACAAAGAGTGTTGGAGAAGCTCTTAAAGATGCAGCAAGATCTATGTTGCAAACAATTCAAAAAGAAATTACACAGAGAATGATAGTAGATCCATTAATTGATGGATTGCTTGGAGAAGATAAGAATGGCCCAACTGCTGTTGCAACCGCTCATACAAACGGAGCTACAGCAATGGCAAATGCTATTAGCACAGCCAGTTCTACAGCTACTAGTAATCAAAAGCAGGCACTAAATACTGCGAACAATAATATGAAAACTACTTTCTCTACAGGAGCAACTCAGCTTAAAACTGCTATAGTAGAAGCATTAAATAGTGGAATACATTTAAAGTGCTGCGGTGATGAGCCTGCTCCGCCCCCTCCTGATCCTACTTCTTTAGTAGACAATCCAAGCCAAGCAGTAAATGAAGCTTTAGGAGGAGGTGTTGGCGCTCAAGGCCCCGGCGCTGTAACAACTGAAAGCTCTGGAGGAGGTGCTCAAATTGTAAAGGCATCTGATCCTGCAGGCCCAATGGAAGAAGTAGTTGTAAGAGCTCCTGCTATAAAAGGATTGAAGGGTTCATTTAATAATTTTCTTGGTGCTTTTGGAGATATATTTGACAAGAACGCTGAAGGTGGATTCATAGAAAAATTAGGTATTGCATTTGAAAGCGGAGGAGGTTTATTCTCGTCCTTATTTGATTCTTTACCAAATATGTTTTCAAATATCTTTGGGGCTCTTACAGGAGGCGGTGCTGGTGGTTTTGGCGGTATGTTGGGCTCCGCAATTGGTAGTATATTTGGCCCTATCGGAGGTGCGGTAGGGGGAGCCTTAGGCGGGCTATTAGGTTTTGCAGATGGAGGATACACAAAAAAGATTAGTGGATATTCTGCAGGGGGAATAGCACGAGGGCCGCGAACCGGATATCCTGCAATGCTGCATGGAAATGAAGCTGTTGTTCCTCTTCCAGATGGAAAAACAATACCCGTCGCTATGGAGGGAGGCTTAGGCCAGCAAAATAATGTTACTGTTAATGTAAGTATTGATAATCAAGGGCAAGCTCAATCAAGCACTTCGGCCAGTAGCCAACAAGGTGCTAATATTGGTAATCTTGTTGCAGGCGCGGTACAAAGAGAACTTCAAAATCAAAAAAGATCAGGCGGAATACTTAATCCGTATGGAGTATCATAATGGCGCGCGCATTCGGATTTAATATACCAAAGCCGATAGGAACTACCGGTATAGCTGGAAGACTTCTTACAGACTTGACAACAAAATATCCTCAGCCGGATACTACTACTCCTGATCCCGAAGGGTATTTTACTATGATAGAGAAGCTATATCCCAGTGGTATCTCTAGTCGAGAAATAACTTTTGACAGAGGCTTCACAAAAGAATCTAACCATAGAGTACTTACTGCAACTTTTGGAGACGGATACGAGCAAAGAGTTCGAGATGGAATAAATACACTAGAGCAAAATTTTAGCATAACTCTATCTAATAGAATATGGGAAGAAATAGCTTTAGTTTCTTCTTTTTTCGATATTACTCAACCTCAAAGTTTTTCAATAAATCTAGAAAAACAAACCGGAATAAAAGTTGTAGTAGAAACTTATTCTGTAATGGTCGGTCACGATGATGTACAGTCAATCAGCGCAGAACTTAGAAGAGTATATGAACCATGAGCCAGAATATAATTGCAAAAGAAGTTCAGGCTTTACATTTAGCATCTGATGAAGCTCTTGTATCTTTATTTGAATTTACAGGATTTAATACTACTTTATATTTTCATGCAGAGAATACTCATGAAAACATTTATTGGAATAATAATGCTTATGAAGCTTTTCCAATGATCATTGAAGGAATAGAAAAGCATGCAGACGGTGCAGCTGCTCGCCCTACATTAATAATTCCAAATGTATCAAGCTTGTTCAAAGTAGACTCTAAGTTTGATACTGACGGAGTAACAGGAACAAACTCTTTCGTAATAGAAGATTTACTAGGAAAAAGAGTAACAGTAAGAAAAACTTTATCAAAGTATGTAAGTGAAGGAACAAATAATACTAATTTAAGTTCTTTTGAGTTTCCGAAAGCGGAATATATAATTGATAGAATCGCGTCAAAAACATCCTTAGCAGTAACTATAGAACTTGCAAGTCCATTTGAACTAGTCAATGTCAAAGTTCCAAGTAGAGTTGTAACAGGAAAATACTGTCCTTGGGTATACCAAGGATGGGCTCTTGGAAATACTGATGTAAGAAGTGCATGCCACTGGAGCGCAAAAGTAAGTGGATTAGATGTAAATGGAAATGAAGTAACAGATATACACTTATTTTTCACAATAGACGACGAACCTTTGGTACATGAAGATATATTTTTTTCTGCTCCTGACTCTTGGTCGGGTAATATCGAATATGATTTAAATGATGTTGTTAGTCATGATTCAATGTATTGGCAATCTTTATCAGATGAAAATACAGGCAATACTCCCACAGACAATAACGCTAATTGGAGAGGAGTTAGAGTTTATGATACATATAGTGCATCTAATCCGTACACTGCGAATGCCACTGATCCAAGAAAAAGTGATTATACATTTGAGTTGGTAAATGGAGTTCCTATAGTTTTTAGATGTATTAGAGATAATACAGGAAAGACTCCTTCACAAAATCCCGGGTTCTGGGTTCGAGCAGATGTTTGTGGGAAACTATTATCTTCCTGTAAGTCTCGATATCAAGCTACAAATGTAATACATCAAAATATTTACGCCACTGTTTTAAGTGCAGGATCTATAAAACACGGCATGGCTACAGCAAAGTTTAATACAGCAATTTCTTTACCTTTTGGAGGGTTCCCCGGAACTCGAAGCTTTAGATGATTCAAGATTTTTTACACGAAATAGAACCTCATTTTTTTAGAGAATACCCACGAGAAGCCTGCGGAGTTATAGCAGTAAAAAAAGGAAAAGCTGAGTGGGTTCCTTGTACAAATATTGCAGAGGATGACGAAGATTTTTTATTTGATTCTACAGAGTATCTTAAGTTATCTTTAAGTTCTGATATTATAGGAATAGTACACAGTCATCCTGATGCTAGTGCGACTCCAAGTGACTCAGATATTAAAAATTGCAATGCACTTGGAATACCCTACTATATATTTTCTTA